GCAGATGCAGCAAACAACATTTCAGCTGCTCAAGCATACGATTTAGTTAATAGTTATTGTGCTAATGGTTACATTCTAAACCAAGCTACTTATAACAATATCATGCAAGTTGATAGTGGTGGTGGACTGCCGAACAATGGTACAAAGCCTGCCAGCTATGAAAACATGAGCGACTGTATTAAAAAAGCTAAGGGCGATTTAAATGCCTTTATGTCAATTGCTAAGTCAACTCTAAAGAACGTATCAGATGAGTTCTTACGCCAAGTATGGCAAGCCAGAGATGGTAAGGGTAAATTAACTAAAAAAGCATATGAAACTGTCTACAAAGAATCTAGAGATGCAGGTAACGCAACTGGAGATGCAGCTGCAACAGACCTTAAAGTATTCACTAGAATGATTTACAACTGGTATGCAGACAACTTTAACTTTTATTCCGGAACCATAACCATATCAGGTAACCCAGATGCCAGAGTAGGTACTAAGGTAGACGTTATTAACTATCTAAACAGATTACAGTATGGCGATACGGGTATGAGATTCTATCTTGAATCTGTAAACCATAAGTTTAGTTATACAGATGGTTTTACCACTGATTTAGGTGTTACCAGAGGTATGAAGATGCCTTCGGGAGATGGAGATGACCCTAGGTTTAATAATCTTTGGGGTACAAGTATAGACTACAAAGGTGGTTACATGGGCGAAGCCCCAACTACTGACTTGGCATATGCTACAGAACCAGCCGGTGGTGGCAGTGGCGATTCAGATGGTAGTGACGTTTCATTTGATGGTGCTAAGGGTAGTGAAATGGCAGTTAAGATTGCTAAATACGCTTATACATTTAGAAAAGATGGTAACCCTAAAGTTAATGGCAGAAAGGTAAAAGAAATTTACTCTTTTGGTGGTCATGGCGAACGTGGTAACAAGAACCCCCTTACACATGATATTAATCAAGGGTATTTAGTTCTTGACTGTTCTAGCTTTATTTATTGGTGCTACAAGAAGTTTGGTATAACAATTGGAACAATCACTACTACACAAGCTAATGATAAGCACTTTAAGAAAGTAAAGACGGGAAACTCATGTAAGAACATGAAGGTTGGAGATTTAGCCTTTATGGACGGTTGCAATCACGTTATGTTCTATATTGGTGGCAATAAGTTTATGGGCTGGAATGGACAAGGCTCATGGGACACAACTGGTGGTTGTCAAATTCAATCATATAAGACTTTAACGGCTTGGGCACACTTAGACGGATATGTAGCAAGACTTAAATAGTAGAGGAGTTAGTTAACTATGGTTAAGCAACCGAGTGTTCGGTTACAAAAAGGTATGCATACACAATTTAAAGATAATGCATCACATGGTAACAGAATAAATAGAATTGAACTAGGTAGGGTTACTAAAGTTAACTACCAGTCTAATAGTGTTGCTTTTGCATTATTAGCTAGTGACGGAAACATTGAACGTTCTTCGGCAGATGATAGTTACAGTGCAATGCTACCTATGTCAATGGCTGGGCGGAATAATTATGGTAAAGCCTATGGCGATTTAACCCCAGTACACAAGGGGGATATTGTCTTAATTGGTTTTATTGATGACAGAAGTTATAGACCAATTGTTATTGGTATCTATCCAGATGAAGCAATTGCAGGGGAATTAGCCCGTTCAGAAACTAATGAAATTGACCCTAAAGCAGTACTTGATTATGCAACAGCAGATGCAACTTATAAAGTTTACCCTGACCAAACATATGATTTTCATGATGGAGAGGGAACACGTGTTCTTTCGTTTTCGGGGCATTCATTTTTAAAGATTGAATCTAATAAAAACACTAATGGTTTTACAGATAATAGAGCTGATGATGGCTATACACCATTAGATTATGCTGATTTAAAATCTAGCTATTTAGGTAATGGCGAATTAGTAGAACCTTATTCTGACAAAGCACCAGAGATACTTTTAAAGCATAGAGGTATTGTTGATGCTAACAATAACCCTGATACTCATGCACTCTATCTGTTTATTGGTCAAGATGGAACATATCGTGTTTCCCAGATGAAAACAGATGAATCATGGAGAACTTACTTTGAAATTAAGAATAGTGAAATTCATTTAGTTCGACAAAAGAACTCTAAAATTTTCGGTGGGCTAGATGTAGATAATCTAAACTCAAGTAGCATTCAAATAGATTCAGATGGCAATGTTACTTTAAGAAATCACACCACTGGTATTGTAATTAAAGATGATGGTGTTTATACGTTAGCTGGAGAAAGGCTAATTGGTACTAAGAATGTTATTTCAGATTTAATTATAGATAAGCTGGGTAGTCTAGGCTTTGGTGGTGCTAACTTATTTTCTAAGAGTACAGCGAGAAAAAATGTTTACTTAAATGAAAAGAACGAAGAGGTAAACCTGCAAGGGGCTTTAGTAAGTGACTACATAGACTGTATTGGTAATAATGCTTACTACACTTATGCCTATGCAGAGCATGATGTATTTGATGAGAGAGTAACTTTATCTTTATGCGTTTATGACAGCGACAAGAAGTTCCTTGAAGGTAAGGAAGCTAGTGACAGAGCCAACGTACAGATTGCTACAAGAGCTTTACCAGCTAATGCTTGCTATCTAAGGGTAAGTATTACAGATGCTAATGTTCCAATTATGTTAGCGTTTGGGGCAGACTATTCAGCTTACCAGCCATCTTACCTAGATAATAAAGAAAGTAAGTCTAAGGTTTCAAAAACAGCTGACGATTACAAGAATGATTATCTAGCGATGAAAGCTAGAGCGGCAGATGCAACCAATCAAAGAGTATTGGCTATGCAAAATATCAGTGAAGCTGTAGAAGACAGTAAGTTAACTAGTGCAGATAAGCAACTACTTAGTTCCTACATAACAGAGATAAAAGACGTTTATGAAGATGATTTACAGTATGCATCTAACTATGACGTAAACACAGATAACTATCGACAAAGTTACGGGCAGCTCATTGGTAGAGTAAGTCCAATACTAGAAGATATGACTACTGCTATATTAGTAACAGGAAGTCAAATAACAGACGCATACAGCAATTATTTTGATGCTAGGTGTAATCTTACCGGTAAGATAGAAAACAGCTCACAGAGCCTATATAACGATTCTATGAAGACTGTTAATGAAGCAGAGCTAAACCAAAATAATTCTATGCTTAAACAGTTTACAAATGTAACCCAAAGTTTGCAGTCAATTATGCAAACTACTAAGTGGACTGTATGGACTGATGATTTAGACCTTAACGAAGAAAAGGTAACCGAGAACTTACTATTTAGGGGAAATCATATTAAGAACTCTGCTGTACAAGGTTCTCAATATATTCAGGTTTTTGCCCCACTAGGTGCAAGAAGTGTTAATGAACCATCAGAAGTTACCCAGCGTGTATGGTCAACTACAGACGTAACAAGTTATAGTCGTGTTTTATCTGCTAATGGCTGGACTGAATGGAAACTAGATTCAGAAAACAATAACTATGACAATCGATTAAATAGTATTAACAACAACTTGAACTATGTTTCAGACCAAGTTAGTGACTTAACCTCATCAACAGATAGTATCAAACAACAGATTCAAGATAGTTCTGTTACTCTAGCTCAATATAGAAAATCAAACGATACAAGAGTAAGTAACGTAGAGAGTAGAGTAAGTAGTACAGAATCTGATATTAACAGTAACAAGCTAGATATTCATAATTTAGATGTAACTTTACAGTCATTATCAAGCACAGTTTCCTCACTAAGTAAGACAGCTCAAAGCTTAACGTCAAGTGTTAACTCAATCAACTCAAGCATTACAGATTTGAAGAACAGAGTAGCAACACTTGAATCTAAAGTTAAATAAAGTAGGTGTAATTAATGGCAAAGAGAATAACAAAAACTGCAAAAAGCTCAAAGGGTAAGACAACACCAAGTCATAAAGGTACAGTTTGGGGCGTTGAACCAGAAGGCTTTAAACGAATTAGTATTTCTTATAAAGATACAACAATCAATTTCAGGTTAAACCCAGAAGAGTATAAGTATGAAAGAAAGACCCGTGCCGCTATCTACAAGACCCAGAACTCAAACGTAGTACAACAATTCGGTTCAGATATTGCAGTAATCACAATGAGAGGTACTACTGGCTGGCATAAAGATAATAATGGTCAATCAGGTAAGGATAGGTTTGATGCTTTAAACAAGTTGATTGCGCAGTACCAAAACGATACGCAAAATGGTGGGCACACAGCGCAAGCCATGAAGTTTAATAACTATACTGATAACAAGTACTACACAGTAACGGTTGCACCAGATGGTTTTACTTATGCTAGAAGTTTAAATAGACCATTACTGTATGAGTACACATTAACTTTAATGGTCATTGGTGGAGATGATACACCTACTATTGATTCTTCCTTGACTGCCGTTGTAGGTACTGGTTCAGGTTCTAGTATTAGTAAAGGTCAAGATGCAACTAGTCCAGTTTCTAAGACAGATGCAAAGCTAGTAAACACTATTCAAGATGCACACGCAACTAAACAGAGTATCAAGAAAGCTACTGCAAAGCTAAAAAAGAAGCATGGTAAGTAAACATGAAATTAGTAGCACGAGAAATGAGCGTTGAGATGTACAATTTCTTGTCAACTATGGAAGTAGCTAATGATGAGAATGTAGTCAATGCAGGGAATGTAATAGATAACACAGAAACATATATATCAAGAATGTACACACCAAACTTAAAGGTATCGAATGCTACCCGAACATTCTTAGAAAGTATTGGTGTTCTTGGAATAATCAATACTAACCTAGACTTAGGAGAAGATTCTTTAACTTACTGGTTAATAAATTCAGGGTTAAAGGAAAAAGATTATAAAGTGTACATGCTATTTAAGTCAACCATTGCAGATATGTATTCGTTTACATATGCGATAGATGATAACCCAGACTTTCTGAAATATTTAAACAAAAATGATTTCAACAGAGTGGTTAATAATATTGCATATTTGATTGACTATTTATCTGATTCAAACACTAACGCAAGTGTTCTAGGAGATTTATATGATATAAGTGCTTGTTTAGGGGTATTGAAGAATCAACTAGACTTTATTAAGGAAGATGAATTCGAAGATGGCTAGATTTAAGAAACACATAGTTAAATATGGCGAATCGCCCCAGATTATTGCAGAACGTGAAATGGGAGATGCTAGTAAGTGGATAGAGCTTGTTAAGAAGAATAACCTACAATATCCGTATATAGTTGATACCCCAGAAGAGAAGAACACAAATTACAAGCACTTAGTGACTTTAGGGGACACATTAATTATCCCCGAAGAAAAGACTTTAGCCGATATTGATACGGACACGCTGAATAACTATGATAAGCGTGTTCTAGAAGAAATTGTATTAGGTAATGACTTAGCAGTAGAGATTAACCCGAAGAATTCAATTCATGCAACAGAAGATGAAATCTTAGAGCTTACGGGTAATGGTAAGGGCGATATTGACCTAGTTAGAGGTAGGAATAATATTATTCAGATGCTGTACTTGAGATTGTTAACACCTAAGGGTTCATTAGCATTACACCCAGATTATGGTAGTAACATTCAGTACTTAATGGGTAAACCAAACAACATGGAAACAGCTTATGATATTAACTCTACTATTCAAGAATGCTTAGAGGGAGATTCTAGAATTAGGTCAGCTAAAGTAGAAGAATTTTTAATTGATGGAGAAGCATATGAAAGCAAGTGGGAAATAAGCTTGTATTCATTTGAAACCTATTTCAAGTTATTAATTCAAAGGGATAACGACAACAATTTTTTGATTTTGTAAGGCGGTAAACTATTTATGGACTTAGGCAGTTTAAAAGTAAAAAGACTTTCTGATATTCTGTCAGAATTAATTGACTATACGAGTATGCATACTGACCAGATAACCGACTTTACGCAAGGTTCAGTTATCCGTTCAATTTATGAATCTATTTCTTTGACGTTAGAAGAGCTATACCAGCTATCAACAGAAAATGTAACATGGGCAATTGACCATGCTATTTTAGATGCATTCGATTTCACACCTAAAGAAGCACAGAATTCTTTTGGTAACGTAACGGTAGATTTATATTCGCCATTGACTACAGATGTAGTCTTAGGTAGAGGAACTAGCGTATTTTCTACTAGTCAGAACAGTCAATCACTTTACTTTAGAACACAGCAATCATACTTAATTCCGCAAGGCACAACGTCATTTGAAATTGAAGTTGTATGTAATACTGCTGGTGCAAAATCTAATATCCCAGCTAATTATATAGATGCTATGTCTACTACCCAGTTATCCGTATTAAAGGTAACTAATGAAGACCCTTTCTTAACTGGTAGAGATGAGGAAACAGCAGACGAACTAAAGAAGAGATTTAGAGAGTTTGTTGCAACTAGAGGTAGAGGAACTGAAAGAAGTGTTCTTTATGGTATTAATACTATTCCAGAAATAACTGGTTGTTTTCTAGAAGAGCATACTGGCTATTTTGATATTTATGCTCATGATGCTAATGGTAATTTATCAGATTCAACTAAAGCTAAGTGCTACAACATGATTGAAGACTACAAGGCAGCAGGAGTAGGCTACAAACTACTGCCACTTAATAAAGTTAAAATATCATTGAATATTAACTTAGCAGTAACAGATGTAGATTTAGTAACAGATGCTTTTCAAGAAGGTTTAAGGCAATACATAATAGATTATTTGAATCATTTCAATGCTGGAGATGATTTAATCGTAAGTAATGTAATTGAAAAGGTACTTAGTTACAGTTCAATCATACGTGACGTTCAATTCATAGGTGGTGCAACTTATACTACAGCACCAGAAGAGATTATCCGTTCAGGTAACATTTACATAACAACTGATACTAAACCTAACTTTAACGGTAAGAATGAAGTTCCAGCAGATGATGTAGATGAAGACACAGATACAGATGAAACACCAACAGTTCCAGATGAATCAGATGGTGGTACAAAATTACTTGGCTTTGTTTACTACAACTCATCTAACAACTACAGTAGAACAGAATCTTCAACTACCCCAGTAAGCGTAACTTATTATGACGCAAATCATGTTATTATAACTACATTACCTTATGATTTAGGTTTTGACCCAGATAAAGACCTTGTTAGAGTTGAAGGCAACAAATATACAGTGTTAGACGACTACAACGTACCAATTAGGTCATTATCATACGATAATACTGGCTCAATTGAAACTGTATATGACACAACCGGTAGCATTATTACACAGACACAATATGATAACTATGGTCGTGTAACAGCATTAGTTTAAGAAAGGAAGGGCACTAGCTAGTGAAGTCTTTTTGGAAAAATTTACACCCGTTATTCAATAGACTTGAAAACGAGGATAACCGAACTACTAATGGTGCTATCTTACATTCTATTGATAAAGGTCTAAGTGAAGTAGAGCAGAAAGTACTGTTAGACAGACCTTTAGAAGCACTAGCTACCGCAAAAGGTGCCTACTTAAACTACTATGGCGACTGGTGGGGCTTACCTAGAGATAAAAATGAAGATGATGACCATTATCGTGACCGATTAATTAAGTATTTAACTTTACCACGTTCAAGCAAGCAGGCAATCATTAATGCGATTAAGTACTACTTGAAAGATAAAGATGCTTATGTTGATATTTATGAGCCATGGTTCCCTAGTGCAGAAGACGTTCTAGGTGGAATTAAGAAAATAAACAATGCTTTACCAGATAAAGACGGCAACTTCAATTTACCA